AGGAAGACCCGCTGCGCTTGAAGGACGACCACTTCGTGCACTACGTGTATGTGCCCGGGTTTGGCTTCTATGGTCTGGGCCTCATCCACATCATCGGTGGCTACGCCCGCGCTGGCACTTCGATCATCCGCCAGTTGGTGGATGCCGGTACGCTGTCTAACCTGCCGGGTGGCCTGAAGACTCGGGGCATGCGTACAAAGGGTGATGACACACCAATTGCACCGGGCGAGTTCCGCGACGTGGACGTGCCAAGCGGTTCGATCAAAGACAACATCATGATGCTCCCGTACAAGGAGCCATCACAAACACTTCTGGCCCTCCTCCAACGGATCACCGAAGAAGGCCGTCGCCTTGGCGCTATCAGCGACATGAACGTGTCGGACATGAGCGCGAATGCTCCGGTGGGCACCACGCTGGCATTGCTGGAGCGAACGCTCAAGCCCATGGCGGCTGTGCAAGCGCGTGTGCACTATGCGATGAAGCAAGAGTTCAAGCTCTTGAAGAAGATCATTGCAGAAGAAGCTCCAGAAGACTACGGCTACCAGCCTGAGACTGGCTTGGCCAAGGCTCGCAAGATGGACTATGCGATGGTGGATGTCATCCCCGTCAGCGACCCCAACAGCAGCACGATGGCTCAACGTGTGGTGCAGTATCAGGCTGTGTTCCAGATGTCGCAGTCTGCACCGCAGATTTACGACCTGCCCTATTTGCACCGTCAGATGATTGAGGTGCTGGGCATCAAGAACGCCGACAAGATTGTGCCAACGAGCGAAGATCAGAAGCCACGTGACCCAGTGTCTGAAAACATGTCAGCGTTGGTGGGCAAGCCGATGAAGGCGTTTATCCACCAAGATCACGAGGCACACATTGCGACCCACACGTCGTTCATGCAAGACCCAATGATTGCGCAGACGATTGGCCAGAACCCACAAGCCCAGCAGATCATGGCTTCGTTGCAAGCGCACATTGCTGAGCACTTGGGCTTCAACTACCGCAAGCAGATGGAAGAACGCCTTGGCGTCACCCTGCCACCACCAGACGAGCCATTGCCAGACGACGTGGAAGTTCAACTGTCCAAGCTCATCGCCGATGGTGGCAAGCAGTTGGCCGAGCAGCACAAGCAGCAAGCAGCGCAGACGCAGGCCCAACAGCAAGCCGCAGACCCACTGTTCCAGTTGGAGCAGGCCAAGGTCAAGGTGCAGGAGATGGAGGTCACTCGCAAAGCGCAGAGAGACCAGACCGACGCAGAGGTTGCCGCAGCAAAACTCGTTATGGAGAAAGAGCGAGTGCAGATTGAGGCCAGCAAGGAAGCCAACCGCGTCAAATCGCAAGAATCTCAAGCTCAGCAGCGTCTGAAACTTGATGCACTCAAGGTGTTAGCCACACCAAAACCCCAAGGGAAGAAGGAGTAATCCATGGCCAAATCCGTCTTTGACGTGCTCATCATGAAACACGAGGAGGATGTCTCCTCGGCAACCCAGTTTCTGGCAAACGGAGGAGCTAAAGACTTCGCCGAATACCGGGAAGTAACAGGCAGGATTCGGGGTCTCCAGCTTGCTATCCAAACCACCAAAGACCTTTCGCGCTCTCAAATGGAAGAAGAAGATCATGACTGATCAAGTAGAAACCGCCGTGACTGACGAAGAAGTGGAAGCCCAGCTTCCAAAACCCGTTGGGTATCGGTTGCTTGTGGCGCTGCCACAAATTGAAGAAACCCTCGGTGAGATGGGCCTCATTAAAGCCAAGCAGACTATGCGTGAAGAACGCATCCTGTCTACGGTTGGGTTGGTGTTGGATATGGGCGAGCAAGCCTATTCTGACCCCACACGCTTCCCAAATGGCCCATGGTGCAAGGTAGGTGACTATGTGGTGTTTGCTTCATACACTGGCACTCGTGTCAGCGTTAACGGCGTTGAATACCGTCTCATGAACGACGACTCGATTGAGGCTGTCGTTGCCGATCCGCGTGGCGTATCGCGTGCTGGTTAAAGGAGAAAACTATGGCAATACAAAAAGTTGAGTTTGAGTTTCCCGATCCCGATAAGGAATCAGGCACCGCAGACTTTGTAGAAAGAAACGACGGCAGCTTTGCGCTGAAGGTTGAAGGACGCGCTGCGGATGAAGAAGCCAAGCGTGAAAAATCCAAGGCCAAAGCCAAGGAAGACGACATCGACATCGAGATCGTCGATGACCGACCTGAAGAAGACCAAGGAAAGAAGCGTTCCAAGGCTCCTATGGAGCTTTCCGAAGAGGAAATGGACGAGTATTCCGAGAAGGTGCGCAAGCGCCTGCAACACTTCAGCAAGGGATACCACGACCAGCGACGCGCAGCAGAGTCTGCCGCCAAGGAACGTGAGGAAGCGTTGCGCTACGCACAGCAGATTGGTGAGGAGAACAAGAAGCTCAAGGGCACTGTCTCCAAAAACCAAGAGGCGATGCTGGAATCAGCCAAGAAAATGGCTACTGAGGAGCATGAAAAGGCCAAGAGTCAATACAAAAAAGCCTATGAATCTGGTGAAGCAGACGCCGTAGTCGAGGCTCAAGAGGCACTGACTGCTGCAAAAATGAAGGTTGATCGAGTAAACAACCTCAAACTCCCTGCTTTACAAGAAGACAGTTATGATGTACAAACTCAAACAACCGCCCCAGCACAGTCAGTTGACGACCGCGCCGTAACTTGGCAAGCCAAGAATAAATGGTTCGGAGATGACGATGAGATGACCAGTTTTGCGCTGGGGTTGCACCAAAAACTGGTCAAACAGGGCGTCAACCCGCGATCTGACGATTACTACGAGAAAATCAACTCTCGTATGCGCCAAGTGTTCCCGGACTCCTTTGAGGACGATGGACAGGAGGAGGTGACCGACGAGCCTCGCCGCAGGGCGACAGTCGTAGCATCTGCTACTCGAAGTGTGGCCCCTAAAAAGATCACATTGACAAAAACGCAGGTTGCTTTGGCTAACAGGCTTGGAGTGCCACTAAACGAATACGCCAAACAGGTTGCTATAGAATTGAGGAAACAAAATGGCTGAGAACAGACTTAATCGTGAACTGGATACCCGTGAAAAAACGGCCCGCAAGAAATCGTGGACTCGTCCCGAGACCTTGCCAACTCCTTTCCCGGAGGATGGCTATGAATTCCACTGGGTTCGCATCAGCACTCGCGGCGAAGCCGATGCCATGAACGTGTCCTTGAAACTTCAAGAAGGCTGGGAGCCCGTCAAGGCTGCTGACCACCCCGAAATTTTTGTTGCTGGCGTCGAAAACGAACGCTTCAAAGAAAATATCGTGATTGGTGGTTTGATGCTCTGCAAAACCCCCACTGAGTTTGTCCAAGATCGAAACACTTGGTTTAACGGCCAAGCCTCGTCACAGATGAAGTCAGTTGACAACAATCTTATGCGCGAAAATGATCCCCGTATGCCGCTCTACAACGAGCGCAAAACTACGGTGTCTCGTTTTGGCAACGGTACTTAACTTTTTGGAGATTTACTATGGCTTTTCCCACAGTCAGTGCTCCGTACGGTCTAAAACCCATCAATCGTATTGATGGCATGGCCTACGCAGGCGCAATCCGCCAGATTCCTATGGCTTCTGGTTACACCGCAACTTTCTTTGGCGATGCCGTCTTGATCGTTGATGGTTATGTCAACAAAGACACCGGCACTACTGCCGCTACGCCTTGCGGCGTGTTTGTTGGTTGCACGTACACCAACTCACAAGGTCAACCAGTTCAGGCGCAATACGCACCCGCTGGTCAAACCGATATGGTTGCCTACGTCGTTGATGATCCAATGGCTGCCTTCCAAGTGGCAGTTGTGTCGGGCACTACCGTCATTGCGAGCGTAAGCCGCGATGTCGTTGGTTCCAACATGGCTTTGGTGCAAAACGCAGGTGATACAAACACCGGTAACTCCGGCGTTGCCGTGTTGTCTTCCAGCACAGCAACCACCAACACCTTGCCAATCCGCGTGATTGACGTTGTGCCCGCAACCGCTACCGGTGCCGACGCTTACGTCGAGTTGATCGTCAAGATCAACACCCACCAGTACAACAACACCACTGGTGTTTAAGGAGCTAAATCATGGCTATTTCACGCGCACAACTACTGAAAGAACTGCTCCCGGGCCTGAACGCTTTGTTTGGTTTGGAGTACAAGAAGTACGGCGAAGAGCACAAAGAGATTTTTGAAACTGAAACCTCTGAGCGTTCTTTTGAAGAAGAAACCAAGTTGTCTGGCTTCAGTGCCGCACCAGTGAAGAATGAAGGTTCTGCATTGGCGTACGACAACGCGCAAGAAGCGTGGACTGCACGTTACGTGCACGAAACCATTGCGATGGGTTTCTCTCTGACCGAAGAAGCTATCGAAGACAACTTGTATGACTCGTTGTCCGCTCGATACACCAAGGCTCTGGCTCGCGCCATGGCTTACACCAAGCAGGTCAAAGCTGCTTCGATCCTGAACACTGCCTTTACTGGCGGCCCCACCTACGGTGACGGTCAAGTTCTGTGCTCGACAGCCCACCCTCTGGTGTCTGGTGGTGTTAACAGCAATCGTCCTACTGTCGCTGCCGACTTGAATGAGACTTCTTTGGAAGCCGCTGTCATTCAGATTGCAGCTTGGACAGACGAGCGTGGCCTGTTGATCGCTGCTCAGCCTAAGAAACTGATCGTTCCCCCAAGCCTGCAATTCGTTGCAACCCGCTTGTTGGAAACCGAACTCCGCGTCGGTACTGCTGACAACGACATCAACGCACTGAAGAACAACAGTTCTATCCGCGAAGGTTACGCTATCAACCACTATCTGACGGATACCAACGCATGGTTCTTGATGACTGATGTGCCTAACGGTTTGAAGCACTTTGTCCGTAGCCCATTGCAGAATGGCATGGACGCTGACTTTGATACCGGCAACAGCCGTTACAAGGCCCGCGAGCGTTACAGCTTCGGTGTTTCCGACCCTCTGGGTATCTTCGGTTCCCCCGGCGCTTAATATCCGCCTGTGGAAAAGTGAAAAGGGAGCCTTGTGCTCCCTTTTCTTTTGGGGTATATTGCGAACACCCCCGGACTTTCCGGTGTATCTGACGGCTCCGGGCCGACGACATGCAGACAGATGCACCTTAACTCGCATGTGAGGAAATCACCATGGCAAAGTCAACATTCTCCGGCCCAGTCAACTCTTTGGCCGGTTTCATGCAGCCCGTTGCGTACATCACGTCGGCTGACACCTCCCCCATATCCATTCAGGCGGGCCTTTCGTACGTCATTTTGGACGCCTCTCAAGGTGGCCCCGGCGGCGTAGTCACACTGGTACTGCCCCAAGTAACCAGCGGCACTTTCTTGCCCGGTCAGTACCCCGCTGATGCCAATTTCAACGGCATCCGTGGTCAGGTGTACAACCAGTCTAACGACTCCACGCACATCCTGAAGGGCTTTGGCACTCAGCCGGTGAACGAGAACGCTGATGGCGTCGAGATTGGTCAGGGCAAAGTCATTCAGTGGGTGGGTAACGGCAACCAATCCGCCCCATGGCTGGCCATCACCAGCGATCTGGCTACTGCCGTTTAATCAACCTCGGGGCTTTGGCCCCTGTCCTAAAGGAGATTGATTATGGGTATGCAATATGACGTTAAGGCGGCACACTCGGAAGCCACTGGCACTCTTGTTTCCGGTCGAAACCGACTCAAAGGCTATCAGTGTTTATCTGGCGGCACTGCTGGCGATATTATTTTTCGTGATGGTGGGGCCAGCGGAACAATTCGCTTGCAGTTTAATATTCCTGCCAACACAAATAACCCGTTTGCAAACTTAATTCCCGGAGAGGGCATTGTGTTTGTAACGGACATACATGTAACGCTACCCACCGCAGCCAAAGTTACGGTGTTCTATGGCTAAGAAGACCCCATCCCTTGCTATTGGTCGTGGCGAAAAGCTGCCTGCTTCCAAGGGGGCGGGTTTGACTGCCAAAGGCCGTGCCAAGTACAACGCTGCAACCGGCAGCAACCTCAAAGCCCCGCAGCCGCAGGGTGGTAAGCGCAAGGACTCGTTCTGCGCACGCATGAGTGGTATGCCGGGGCCAATGAAAGACGAGAAGGGCAAGCCTACCCGCAAGGCGGCTTCCCTCGCAAGGTGGAAGTGCTGACATGGAAATGCTCGTTTGGAACATCGTGCTGACAGCCATTGTGGCTCTGCTCGGTTTTGTGCTTAAAGAGAAATTTGGCGAGATCAATCGACTCGGCATTTTGCTTAACCGCACCCGCGAAGAAGTGGCGCGTGATCACATCACACGTAGCGAATTCCGTGCGGATATGCAGCAGTTGCTTGACAGGTTTGACCGACTTGAACGCAAGATTGACAATTTAAAAGGAGCGAGTTATGAAGCATGACGACGTAAAGATGGACAAGGGCATGATGCAGAAGGCCGTGAACAAACACGAAGGTCGTCTGCACAAAGGTAAGCCCATGACCAAGCTGGCAAAGGGTGGCAGTGTCACTCGCGCCGATGGTTGTGTAACCAAGGGCCATACCAAGGGCAAACAAATCACTATGCAGAAAGGTGGGATGTGCTAATGAAAAAACGTAAATTCAATGATGGTGGCATCTACACCGCCGAGATGGGTAAGCCCCCACAAGACATCGACGGCGGGTCTGCGCCCATGAAAAGGCCGATGCCTAAGCCCCCTATGGCCATGAAAAAGCCCATGCCTAAGAAGCCCATGATGCCTATGGCCCCCAAGCCCCGTGGCGTGCCCCCTGAAGCACCTACGATGCCCGGCATGAAAAAGGGTGGCGCTGTAGCCTCCACTTCCAAGCGTGGCGACGGTATTGCTACAAAAGGCAAAACCAAAGGCGCTCAGGTCAAGATGAAGAGCGGCGGGAAGTGCTGACATGAGAGCCAGTCGCGGTATGGGTGCTATTAACCCAGACAAAATGCCCAAAGCCAAGGTGAAAAAGCGTCGTGACAACACGGATTTCACCGAGGATGGGCAGGTGCGCCAGCGCCGCGACAACACGGACTTTCTTGAGTTTGCCGAGGGTGGAAAAGTCAATGCTGCGGGCAACTACACCAAGCCCAGTCTGCGCAAGCGGATTGTGTCTCAGGTAAAAGCCGCAGCAACGCAAGGTACGGGGGCTGGCCAGTGGTCAGCCCGTAAGGCTCAGCTTGTGGCCAAGAAGTACAAAGCCGCTGGCGGCGGGTACAGGGACTGACATGAAAGCGCCCCAGCAATCCCTCAAAGACTGGGGCGACCAGAAGTGGCGCACCAAGAGTGGGAAGCCGTCTTCAAAAACAGGTGAGCGTTATTTGCCGGAAAAGGCTATAAAATCGTTGAGTCCTGCCGAGTACGCGGCTACTACGAAAGCTAAGCGGGCTGGTAAGGCAGCGGGCAAACAATTTGTTGCCCAGCCTAAAACGATTGCAAAGAAAACAGCGGGGTATCGGTAAATGAGCACTTCAGGCACCTCCGGCTTCAACCTCGAATTCACAGAGATCGCTGAGGAATCGTGGGAGCGTGCTGGCCGCGAGATGCGTACAGGCTATGACCTGCGCACCGCACGTCGCTCCATGAACCTGATGACCATTGAATGGCAGAACCGTGGCATCAACATGTGGACGATTGAGCAAGGGGTGATCAACCTCGTGCAAGGCGTTAACACCTACGCGCTGCCCAACGACACCATTGATCTGCTGGAGCATGTCATCCGTACCGGCGCTGGTAATGTGTCTACGCAGTCAGACCTCTCAATCACACGAATCAGTGTCTCCACGTACGCAACGATCCCAAACAAGTTACAACAAGCACGCCCAATCCAAGTTTGGATTCAGCGCATGTCGGGCCAAGAAAGCCTGACTGCTGGCTTGCTGTCGTCCACGATCAACTCAACTGCTACCACGATCACCCTGAGTGACGTGACGGCGTTGCCAGCGGCGGGTTTTATCCGTCTGGACAGCGAAGTCATCAGCTACGGCTACATCACGACTGTTGTGGGTAGCACGCAGGGGACGCTCTCTAACTGTGGCCGTGGCCAACAAGCTACCTTCCCTGCCGCGCATACTGCTGGGGCTTCAGTTTATTGGCCCCAAGTGCCTGCGGTAACCGTCTGGCCAACCCCAGATCAAGGCACCGCAGCCGCGCCCTACTACCAGCTTGCTTACTGGCGTATGCGCCGTATTCAGGATGCTGGGGCGGGTGTTGAGACCGCAGACATGAATTTCCGCTTTTTGCCCTGCGTAGCGGCTGGTTTGGCCTATCACATTGCTATGAAGGTGCCTGAACTCGCACCACGCATTCCGATGCTGAAGGCCGCATACGACGAGCAATTTGACTTGGCCGCAGGAGAGGACAGAGAAAAGGCTGCAATTCGGTTTGTGCCGCGTCGCTCCTACATTGGGGGTGGCTAATGGGTAACCGTTTTGCTTCCGGCAAGACTGCGATTGCAATCTGCGACCGCTGTGGATTTCGATTCCGCTTGCGTGAGTTGCGCACGCTGATCGTTAAAACCAAACAGGTCAACATTTTGGTCTGCACAAATTGCTGGGAACCTGATCAGCCGCAGTTGCAGTTGGGTATGTACCCTGTGGATGACCCGCAAGCGTTGCGCAACCCACGGAACGATAATACGTACTACCAGTCTGGTACGTTGGCGGATGGTGGAATTGGCGGGGGTAGTCGAAACATCCAGTGGGGGTGGAACCCTGTGGGGATGGCTCAAAGTTTTGATTCTGCGCTCACACCAAATAACTTGGTGGGGCTCGGACAAGTTGGTACAGTAACGGTTGTGATCATATAAGGAGTCCAAAATGGCTTTTACAAAATCTGCGGATGGCATCGCTAAAAAGGGCAAAACCGAAGGCAAAAACCTCGGTAACAGTGGCCCTGCGGTTGGCATCCAAGCTGGTGGCAAACCCGGCAAAAGTGGCGGCGGCAAATCTAACACCGACATGAAGTCGATGGGCCGTGGCTTGGCAAAAATTGCAGCACAAAAGCGAGGCTAATCATGGCTACATACAGCAAGAAAATGATGGGTAAAGAGGTTGGCGCTGCCAGCGTCTACGCCAAGCCGCACACGATGTCCGGTAAACCTGTCAAGCTGACAAGCAACCCCGGCAGTGGCCCAGACCACAGCAAAGCTGACACCGTGAACATGTCTGCTGGAAACATCTACAAACGCGATGATGCTGGCCCAAAAACCAGCGGTATCGTCGTGCGTGGTGGTAAGGCTCAGACCAAAGGCAAGATGGCCCGTGGCCCCATGGCATAAGAGGTAGCGCATGAACTACGCCGACTTGTGTATCAACATCCAAGACATCTGCGAGAACGAGTTTTCTGCGCAGGCGTTAGCTATGTTCACCGAGCAGGCCGAGCAGAAGATTTACAACACGGTGCAGATTCCTGCGATTCGCAAGAACGTAACAGGGGCGATGACGGCTGGTAATAAGTACCTCCAGATTCCCTCTGACTTTTTATACGTTTACTCGTTGGCCGTGATCATGTCCGATGGTGAGTATCACTACCTGATTGACAAGGACGTGAACTTTATTCGTGAAGCGTACCCACGGGACGTAACTGCCACGCGCAAGACCCCTAGGTATTACGCCATCTTCGATGCCTCTGCGTTCATCGTCGGCCCCACGCCCGATCAATCGTACAGCGCAGAGTTACACTACGGCTATTACCCTGAGTCCATCGTCACAGCAGGCACTACGTGGCTGGGCACTGAGTTCGATTCCGCACTCCTGAACGGCGCACTGATTGAGGCCATCCGCTTCATGAAGGGTGAGCCTGACTTGATTGCGGTCTACGAAAAGTTGTATGTTCAGGCAATTGGCCTCTTGAAAAATCTGGGCGATGGTAAGTTACGTACCGATACGTATCGAACTGTTCAAGTCCGCAACCCCGTTAGTTAAGGAGTAAGAAATGGCAATCACACAAGCAATGGCTACGTCGTTCAAAGTTGGCATCCTCGATGGGGAGTTTGACTTTGGTACTGGCACATCCCAAGTTTTTAAAATCGCGTTGTTTACGTCAGCGGCTACGCTGAGCGCAGCTACGACTGCATATAGCACGTCCGACGAAGTTGTTGGTGCCGGATACACCGCAGGTGGTAACACGCTTGTTGTCAGTCAGGTTCCGACATCGACGGGCACCACAGCGTTCCTTGATTTTTCTGACACCACATGGACGACTGCCACGATCACTGCGCGAGGCGCATTGATCTACTTGGCCAACGGCGGAACTAATCCTGCGGTTGCCGTGTTGGACTTTGGCAGTGACAAGACTTCTACCGCTGGCAATTTCACTATTCAGTTCCCTGCCGCAGACGCGACCAACGCGATTTTGCGTATCGCCTAACGGTGAGTAGGTGGCTGATGCAACGGTAGCCTTTGAAGGTTGGGGTGCTTCCGGCGTTGCTTGGGGCTCCCAAGGATGGGGTGTTGGCCATTCAGATGTAACTGCTACCGGCGCAGTTGGTACAGTCGTTGTCGTTCTCACAACTAATGTTGTTGTTTCCCCAACGGGCGTTGAAGCCACCGGGCAGATAGGCACGGTTGCCGTAACCACGACCGCAAACGTCTTTCCCACGGGTGTAGAGGCTATAGGGGCTGTTGGTACCGTCGCTGTAGCAGCAGGCGCTGACGTAGCGGTTACCGGACTTCAAGCCACAGGGCAGGTAGGTTCTGCCACTGTCACCGCGAGCGCAAACGTCTTTCCCTCTGGCCTTGAAGCCACCGGGCAGATAGGCACGGTTGCAATTGCTGTTGACGCAACCGTAGCGGCTACCGGGGTTTCTGCGGCAGGGGCAGTTGGTACGGTAGTAGTGGTGGCGGAGGCCACCGTCTCCCCAACAGGTGTCGAAGCTACCGGCGCAGTAGGTACCGCCACAGTCACCGCAAGCGCAAACGTCTTTCCCTCTGGCCTTGAAGCCACCGGGCAAGTAGGCACAGTTGCCGTTGCCGCCGATGCAAATGTGTCTGCAACGGGTGTAGAGGCCACTGGCGCAATTGGAACGGTTACTGTTGTGGCCACCGCTGTGGTTTTCCCCACAGGCGTTGAAGCAACCGGCGCAGTAGGTACCACCACGGTTACCGGCGATGCAAACGTATACCCCTCTGGCCTTGAAGCCACCGGCCAAGTCGGTACTGTGGTGGCGCAGGCAGATGCAGTTGTCCAAGTTACAGGGGTTGATGGCACAACGCAGCTTGGCACCGTAACAGTTACGGGGAGTGCCAACATCCCCCTCATAGGCGTTGAAGCGACCGGTGAGGTCGGTACCGTTGTTATTATTGGTGAAGCGGTTGTTACTCCCGCTGGTGTATCCGCCACGGGTCAACTAGGTATTGTCACAGTCACGGGCACAGCCAATGTATTTCCTTCGGGCCTTGAGGCCACTGGCGCGGTTGGAACAGTCTTCGTTTCCCTGTCAATCATTGTTTCGGCCACGGGCGTTTCTGGCACCATGGAGTTGGGCAGTGTGGGTGTCACGGGCGAGGCTACGGTGTTCCCAGTGGGCGTCCAAGCCACGGGTGAGATAGGACAAGTAAATGTTTGGGGCCAAATAGATGACGGACAGTCAGCAAACTGGCAAAATATCAACGATGCTCAGGCAGCCGTATGGACTGCTGTGGGTGATACGCAAACTGCGGGCTGGCAACAAGTTGTCACATAAGAGGGTAAACAGATGACCACACAATACACACCAACGCTGAAATTGGCGCTCCCCGTTACCGGTGAACTCTCGGGTACGTGGGGAGATACCGTCAACGACAACATCACTTCGATGATTGAGCAAGCCATTGCGGGTCTCGCAACGATCAACACTTGGACTGCCAACGCCCACGTGCTGACTACAGCCAATGGCACGACCTCTGAATCACGTTGTGCCATGCTCGTTGCGGCTGACGGCGCTGGAGGTACGGCCCTTACGGCTGCGGGCAATATTGTTTGCCCCGACGCAGCCAAGTTGTACGTGCTGAGAAACAACTCAACGTACGCTATCACACTCAAGACCTCCGCAGGTGGAGGCGTAGCAGTTCCTGCTGGCCAGACCGCCTTCTTGTTCTGCGACGGCACCAACGTCAACGCTTGCGTAACAACAATCGTCAATGGCAATGTGTCTGGTAACTTGTCTGTCAACGGCAATCTGACCGTTGATGGCAACACCACGCTGGGTAATGCAACAAGCGACACCGTGACTGTGAATGCACGTGTAGCCTCCAACGTGTTGCCCTCCGCAGACAACACCTACGACTTGGGCTCTGCTGCCAACTCGTGGAAAGACTTGTTCGTTGATGGCACTGCAACGATTGCTACCCTGAATGTCACCACGATTGACACGACTAACCTTGAAGTGACAAACATCAAGGCTAAGGACGGCACGGTTTCAATTGCGCTGGCGGATAGCACCGGCGTAGCGACTATTAACGCTGCCCCCATCCTGACAGCCCTGACCGCCTCGCAGGCGGTGTTTACGAACGGCTCCAAGGCGCTTGTATCCAACGCCATCACGGGTACTGGCAACGTGGTCATGTCCACAAGCCCAACGCTTGTAACTCCTGCACTTGGCACACCATCAAGCGGCACTGTGACCAACTTGACAGGCACAGCTTCTATCAACATCAACGGCACTGTAGGAGCCACCACAGCCAACACTGGCGCGTTCACTACGCTGACGGCCAGCACAAACATCAATTCCACTCGCATCAATCCGCGCACATCAACAGTCGCCGACACCGCCACCCTGACGCCGGACATTTCTACTAATGACCAGTTCAACATAACTGCGCAGGCGCAGGCGCTTAGCGTAGCAGCGCCCACTGGAACACCAGTAGACGGCAACAAACTAATTCTGCGCATCTTGGACAACGGCACGACCCGAGCCATCACTTGGAATGCCACGTACACAGTGATTGGTACGACATTACCGACAGCCACAGTCGCCAATAAAATGACCTATGTTGGTTGCATTTACAACTCGACAAACACCCGCTGGGATGTGGTCGCTGTAACCACGCAGGCGTAAGGGGAAATCATGCAGCAAATTATTTTTACTTTTGACACCCCGTTTGGCTCGTTCTGCGATGCTTTGAACCTGCCCGATGACCACGGCTTGACGGATGAGCAGTTGGAAGCCATGAAGCAAGAGCGCCTCGCCAACTGGCTGGCTGTGGTCAACCCCGTTGTCGAAACTCCACAGGAGTAACGCATGGCTAACAGATATTGGGTTGGTGGAACAGCTACTTGGGATGCCACAGTCGGAACAAAATGGGCGTCGACATCCGGGGGCGCGGGTGGAGCGTCTGTTCCCGGCGTTGCTGACGATGTGTTTTTCGATGCGGCGTCTGGGGCTGTTACTTGTACTTGGTCAGCAACAAGTCCTACAGTTGTGAGTATTAACTGCGCAGGTTTTACAGGCACTCTTGCGACAGGAGGCAACTCTAAAACGCTTTCTGGTAGTACCGCCCTTTGGAATTCTCCGGTTACCTGCACGATTACTGGTGCGCCAACAATAACGGCTAGTTCGATGAATTCGGGAACGAGGATAGTGGCTTGCAACCACGCAAGCCCAAGCGCCACTAATTCAATAAACTTTACCTTTGCTGTTGGAAGCCATACTGTAGCTTTGAGCGGCACAGGTTTTCGCAATCTGAGTATAACTTTCCCCGGGGTTGTTACTGGTACTGTTTCAGTTTATGGTAATGTAACATTAGGGGCAACTGGTACTAGCACTAATTTTTCGCCAACATTTTTAGCGGCTGCAACTTATTCCGGCGCTGGAAGAACAATTAGCAGTGCGACAGTTAATGCCCCCGGAGCAACAGTTACGACCAGCGGTGCAATGACTTTAGGGGTGACAAATACCTTTACTTTAACTGCTGGTACTCTTTCACTTGGTGGCACTTTAAGCACTGGTATTTTTAGTTCTAGCAATACCAATACTCGCGCAATCGCTTTTGGTGCAAACAACATTGCACTGACTAGCACGACCGCAGCAGCGACCGTGTTATCAATGTCAACGGCCACCGGCTTTACGATGACTACCAGTGGCGGGGGCTTTACACGCAATCAGGCAGCAACCTCCAATATACAGTTTGGCCCGACGGGTGGCACAGCGTCAAATGCTTGCAACCTCACGATCAATGCAGGTGCGTCCCAAGCAACCATTTCAAGCGGCAGTTATTTCAAAAACATTACCTTTACTGGGAGCACTTGCACTGTGGTGGGCGGTGGAGGTGGCGGAACGATAAATACTGCGGGAAATCTGACCCTTGCCGCAGGCGGAACTTATACAAGCGTGGGCTTTGGGTTTGTTGGGTCAGCAACTGTTTCGACTTCAGGTAAAACAATTTCAAACATGTTGGTCAACGGCTCAGGCATCACCGTTACTCTTGCGGGGGCGGTGACAACAAGTTCATCAGGCAATGGGTTCGCTCTCACTGAAGGCACACTTAACCTTGCTGGGTTCACCCTTAGCACTAGCATATTTACTTCCAGCAACACCAACACTCGTGCAATTACTTTTGGCTCCGGCAACATTGCGCTGACTAGCACTACCTCAAGCGCACTTGTGCTAGACATGGATCAAGCAACTGGTTTTACGTGGACGGGAACTGGCGGCTTTACACGCAATCAGGCGGCAACGGCAACAATATTTTTTGGTAGTGCGGCAGGCGGCACAACTGCAAATGCTCCAAATTTCACGGTCAATGCTGGTACCCTTACATTAACCATTAACGTTAGTAGTTGGTTTAAAAACCTCATCTTCACAGGCTCCGCTTGTACGGTTTCGGGTACTGTCAACATTGCTGGAAATCTGACTCTTGGTTCAGGCGGAACCTATACCGCCGTTAATCCAACATTCCGTGCATCCGGCACTGTTACAAGTCTTTTTAAGACGCTTGGGAACACAACAATCAACGGCACGGGTATAACCGTCACGCTTGCTGATGTAATGCAGGTAGGTATTACAAATACCACAACGTTGACTGAGGGTACGCTTGATCTTGCTGGGTCTAGCTTGGATACGGGTATTTTTAATTCTAGCAATGTTAACACCCGCGCAATTTCGTTTAGTACAGGAAACATTGCACTCACCAGCACAACTGGTGGAGCGACTGTGTTAAATATGGCACAAGCAAATAACTTTACTTGGACGGGTACGGGTGGTTTTACCAGAAACATGGCGGCTACTGCAACTATGGTTTTTGGAACCACAGGCGGTACTACATCAAACGCTCCAAACCTGACGGTCAATACCGGTGCATCCACTCTTACGATTACAAGCGGCAGTTACTTTAAGAATGTAATTTTTACAGGCTCCACTTGTACAGTTTCAGCTAGTGGTTTAAGCATAGCGGGTAATTTGACGCTTGCTTCGGGAGGAACATATACATCCGTTGTCCCAACATTTGTTGCGACCGCAACTGTTACAAGCGCTGGTAAACAACTTGGTAGCACAACAATCAACGGCTCAGGCATCACGGTCACGCTTGCTGATGCACTGACGTCTAGCGACACGCTCACTCTTACCCAAGGCACGTTTACCGCTGCAAACTTCAATGTAACGGCGGGCCTTTTTTCTTCAAGTAACAGCAACACTCGTACCTTGAACATGGGCAGTGGTACTTGGACAATTACGAGTAATTTAACTGCGTGGAATACAGCTACCGTAACTGGTTTAACGCTTAACCCAAGTACCTCGACAATCAGCATGACGGCTGCAATAGGAAGAAGTTTTGCTGGTGGCGGCTTGACCTACTACAACCTCAACCAAGGCAGTGCAGGAGCGTTGATTATCAGCGGGTCTAACACGTTCAACGACATCACCAACACCGTGCAGCCATCTACGGTAACCTTTACTGCCGGTACGACACAAACAGTCTCCAACTTTAGTCTGGCTGCTT